AATGTGGCATAAGCGATATTTTGAGCAATTAAAAGGAGTTAAACATATTTTGATAAGGGGCAATCACGATTCTAAAAGTAATAGCTGGTATTTAGACCACGGCTGGCCGTTAGTTTGCACCTCGTTTAGCTTTGAAATGTTTGGCAAAAATATAATGTTTAGCCATTACCCTACGGCTTGGGATGGATACTACGACGTAAATGTTCATGGCCATTTCCACGATACCGACCACCGTCGCTTTGAGCCGCAGTTCACGAAAATTTTGAATGGCTATCATAAATTACTTGCGCTGGAAAAAACAAACTATCAACCTGTATTATTAAGAACGTTTTTAGGGATTTAACCCCCTTACTTATTAAAAAGAAAGAGAATGTCTATGAAAGAATTGCTTTTAAGTCGAACTAGCAAGGGGGAATTATCTGGTAAATTTAAGGCTATCGTTGATGATGATGTTTTTGAAGAAGTCAGTAAATATAATTGGGCAATCGCTAGTTATTATGGATATGCGCAAAATTATAAGCTTGGTTATCTTCACAGATATATTTTAAAAGCGCCCAAAAAAGTTTATGTTGACCACATAAATGGTAATCCATTAGACAACCGCCGAGAAAATTTAAGAATATGCACCATAGCTCAAAATAATCAGAATGCCCGAAAACATAAAAGTAGACTATCAAGATACAAAGGAGTAGATTTCCATAATAATAAATGGCGAGTAAACGTGAAGAAGAAGCATATTGGTTATTTTGAGAAAGAGATACACGCCGCTATGGTTTACGATATTTGGGCGAAGGAATTGTTTGGAGAATTTGCAAAGCTTAATTTTCCCGTTCTCCCCTAAAGTGAGATGGCGTTGTGGGTTGCCGCCGAAGAATAAGGCGGGATGGCGCAAGCCAGTAAAGTTACTCTCCGTAACGCCCTCTCGCTCAAATGAAATATATGATTAACTGGCCAAAATATGTAAAAGTTCGTAACCCTGACCGAAAATGGTATCAATTTTGGAAACCTTTAATGGTTTGGGTTAGATATAAAGATTGGTTAAAAACTTTATGAGAGGGTGGTGGAAAAGGTAGACACAAAACTCTTGGTGAATAAATGCGTTTTAGCCTCGCGGAGCAGAATAGCCAAGAAAATTCAAACTCTAAGGTGCAAATCCTTAGCCCTCTCGCTCAAGTGGCCTCTAGGGGAGGGTGATTACGGATTCGTTCACAGTGCCGTATGAGCCTGAAGTGTGAAGGGAAGGGCTTCGGCTCTCTCCCCTAGGGGCTTAAGTGGTTAGTCGGACGGCGTTGTTAAGCCACAGCACAGTGCCGTTAAACGAGTGGCTCATCCGACACTTAAGTGTTTATGGGAATTGGTGTGAAAGGTCTTATGAAAAAAGGTGGCCACAATTATCATCCTTCACGCACTAGCGGGATTCAAAAGCAAATCCGTGCCAGGGATTTTGACGCCTTAAAAAAGAAAAAAGCTAAAAAGCTTAATAAGCCTTTAGACTTAAGCAAGGGCGATTGGAGTTTGAGGTAATTTATGAAAAACACCGAATACATAAAATGGCAGGGGAAGACGCAGAAATGGAAAGCGCAGGGAGAAAAATCCGCCCGCGAGTTATTTGATGATGACCTTTTAAAAGGTGGCTATTGGGCAGCTGGGTATTCCCAAGCGATTACTGATTTTATTTTAAAGTTTAAGGATAAAATTTAACTAGAAAGGAATTATGAAGACAATGACTGAAAACAGAATGCGAGCAATGGAAGAGCTTAGGCAAGCGGAGATTCGGTTTTGGCAGAAAATGCACCCAAAAGCTAAAGTTATGTTTAAGAAAAATACAATAGTTATTGAGTATCCCTTACCTACCGATTTTGACGCAATTAGTAAATTTACCGAAAGATACGTTTAACCCCAAGCTAATTAAACTTTATGACCGACTTAAAAAAAGAGTTCTTAAAAATCAAAAGTTGGAATGGCTTAGAAGGCGTTGCCGACTGGTGGCTAGCTAAACTTGAAGCCGCACGGGATGAAAGCCGCCGTGAGGCTCAAGATGAGATACGGGCTTGGGCTAAAGCACACGGCAAGAATTACAAAGAATTGAGGGATTTTGTTGATTTTATAAATGACTCTCGCAATATATGACCGACAAACTAAAATGGCGTGAAAATTTACATAACAACATCCTTTCGGTAATGTATCCCAAAAAAGGAAGCGATGGAAAGTTTTTGTCAAAGTTACCGCCTATAATAATTGACGCAATAGATTCCGCTTATGTCGCAGGCTTGGATAGTGTGAGCCAAGACCTTGAAGCCGCACGGGAGGAAGGCTACCGAGATGGGCTTACCGATGGACAGAATAACCCGATGGGAGTGACTAAATGGAAAAATTATGGCATCGATTTCGGTTACTGGGAATATTTTGAAAAGGTATGCCGCCGTGAGATGGCTAAAGAGATAATTGAAGCGATACCAGATGAGAAAAAAGATATAGGCTATACGGGAATAACTTTGAGTTCAACTTCTTTAAAAGACCTTAAAGCCCAACTCCGCGCTAAATATTTAGGAGATATATGAAAAATAAATGGAGAATTGTATTTTGCGGATTGTGGGGTCTGGTTGAATTAGGCGCTTTAATTATAAGTATCTGGTTAGCTCTTTTTGGCTATTTATTTACTGGTTTACTTATTTGGCTAATTGGGGATTTTTGTGGAAGTGGATGGATTATAATTTTATGGTTGCCTGCTTTATGGTCGGAAAGAGTCTTAGAATTTTGGCAGAATATTTAGGAGAATGAAATGGCTAAATGCAAAAATCAAAAATGTGGCAAAGAGTTTACACCTCATAAAGCCGCCTACTACCAAACGCAAATTTACTGTTCGCGCGCCTGCGCTGTTAAACGCACGGGTTGGGGAAAGTTTCACTATCTTAAAGTAACTAAGGCACTTGGAGGTTACTAATGACCCATCTTTGCAGGGAAGACCAACATCATTTGTGCCAATACGAAGATTGCGATTGTTTTTGCCACAAGCGGCTTTCCCTCATCAAACGCTACGGGGAAGAATGGCTTAGGGAGTTAGGACGATTATTTACACACAAAAATTAAACCAATGGCTTTTTACATCCAACGTAATGCTAATAAATATGGCGCGCAAAAAACAATCTACAACAACCTCAAATACGACTCTAAAGGGGAAGCTGGTTATGCCCAAGAACTTGACTTACTCCTTAAAGCGAAGCAAATTTCCAAAGTTGAGCGACAAAAAACATTTATTCTTTATGGTAAAAATGGCGGACGAATCACCACGCATCGGGTGGATTTCCTTGTAACCTTCCCTGACGGCCATCAGGAAGTTCACGAGTATAAAGGCTGGGCTTCCGATGTTTGGAAAATTAAGCGGGATTTATTTGTAGACAACTACCCTGACATCCAGTATGTTGTCATAACAGCTAAGGGAAATTGGTTTAATAAAAAATTTAGATAAATAGCCTGGACCGAAAACGTTCACCCAAACTCTTTTTTACGCTACCGTATGGATGCCGTAAAAAAGTTCCAAAGCAAACTAAAAGTGGCTATACAAAAACCGCCTTTTAAAGGGCGGTTTTTGTTGGCTTTCTATCAGCTTAAATATTATAGCACTTTATGGGAAAGGGGCAAAGCTTGTTAGCCTTTTGCCCCCTTCGTCCCGCGGGTATTACTTAGGTGTTCGTGGACGCCACTTTGGTCTTTTCTGTGGCTTTAATCTCCTCATAGCGTGCCTCAATTTCTAAGAGTTGGGTGGTGATTTGTGTAGCAAGCCGTTCTATCTCCGCCTTACCCAAATACGAGTTTTGGATGAGCTTACGGATTAGTTCGGCAAGCAAAAAGGTTGGCTGGGCGAGCGAGCGCTTGACAATCGTGATACCCTCCTATTCTTGTAGAGTTCAGGTTTATTACGGGGCTGGCAAAAAAGCTGGACAGGAGCCGAAAGTTTTTTCCCACACCCAAGATTGGTGCAACGTCCATTATGGTTTGTAGCCACACGGCGGTTGCAATGCGGACATACCGGCGGTTTTTCCATTTCCACCTCCTTATGCGGAACCGAACTTATGGTAGCAATAAACTAAAACAATGCCTAAAACCGCCAAACCGCCGGCTACATAATAATCGTGCTGGGCTAAAGTTGAGGCGGCCGAGGCAAAAAAACCTAAGGCGAGTGACATCAAAGTCACATCGGTTGAGGAAACATTATTCATATTATTTTTCTTCAGTTAATTCCTGGGCTGGCTCGACTCGTTCCAGCTCAATATACATTTTTTTACCATCGCCAAAAGACGAGGTAACTTTATAAATTTCTCCGCTGCTATCCTTAAACTCATTTCCTATTGTCAGGTTGTCAATATGTAACATTAAAGTCCTGACACTTCTTTGGCCTTAGTAAAATCTATGCTCCCATCAGGGCCTAAAATGTCAGTTCCTAAATTTAAGGCTTTATCTTTAATCGCGTCTTCCGAAAGAGCGGGCAGGTAAAAGCCATACTCTTTCGTCCCTGTCTTGTGGACGAACTCTGCGTTGGTCATAGGATTTATGGTTAATTGAAAATAATGAATTACAGGGGCATAAAGAGGGCGGATTAACTGCCCGTAGCTCTCAAAAACCGTAGTCGGATTAACCAGCATATCAGCGTGGGTCGTGGTGGAGAGTTGGAGTTCAAGCCAAAGGGGAGCTTTGCCTAACCAAATTAAAGGATTAGAACCTAAGTTAGTGTTCAAGGTCACAGGACACTTCTTAGCCTTCGCCAATACTGTCGGCGGAATGTCTTGGTAGAACTCATCCCAAGTATAGTTATCAGTCGGAATCGGCCAATCTTCCTCTAAAATAAGCCCATATTTGTTAATTGCGTTGACTACATTTACATAGGAATTTCCTTGAGGTGTCGTGCCGGAAAGTTTAGCTAAAGCCCGTTCAGAGAAGTCAACTTCCACTCCCGTCTGTTGCTTTAAAATCGTTTCAATTATATGGATAGCCGAAAACGAAACACACGCCGCGGTTTCGGTGCGCTGACTTTCTTGAACATCTCCGTCTTGGGGCACAAAAGGTTGCCAGTCCATTATTTTTTATTTAATTGCTGCTGAATCAGCAAGATGTTACTTTGGTCTAAGGTTTCCTGGGCTTGGAGGGCGGTGTAATTCTGGCTGACTTGTTTTAAACTCACCTGAATCTGGGTGAGTTGAATCTGCATATTGTTAATCGGAATCACCACGGTAGAAACAAACGTCCAGCCTACGCCTAAAAGAAAAACCACTATCAAAGCCACGCGGGTCACGCTTAACTCGGTGTTGGCTAAGTTGATTCGTCTGTCAGGGATTATTATTGGTTCTGGCATAAAGTTCTCCTAATTTTTGGTTTAAAACTTCTCGGTCTTTTTCCAGGTTTTGCCATCCTCGCTGGTATACCTCGTCATTGGGAAAGCCCCTGCTGAAGTGGTAATGCTTGATGACCGCGCTTTCACACCTTGCGGCTTCTTTTCTCTGGTCAGCCAAAGCCCATAGATAATTGTCAACACCAACGTGGTTAAAATCAAGGTCGAATATCTGCCCGTTAATAGACGGAATAAAGCTCTTTCTAATGATAAAATGTTCATTGATGTTTCCTTTATCTGGATAAACTTCGCCTGTGTTAAAAGCGACTAGCGCCTTATTTTCCCTTTTCGCAAAAGTTACTGCTTCGTAAAGACTTGTGGGCGTAAATTCTATATCATTGGCGGCATAACAAATCCACTCGCCCTTGCTCATCTCTAAACCTTTAGCCACTTTCACAGGCACGCTTTCGTCACCCTCTATAACGAGAACTTCTACCAAATGTTTAGGATAGTAAAGTCGGTCTATAGACTCTAAACAGCGCTTAAGTCCTTCTGGCCTTCCTAGCTGGGGGATAATTATGCTAACTGTAGGCAACAAATCAGGGGAAATATCCGTCCAAGTCTTCATAAAATGGTGGAAGGTGCGGGTATTAGGTGTAACATTTATAATCCCCGTCTGATGGTTGTAAGGGAAAAAATAATCTGAACGTAAAATAACCGCATCTTTACCATTATGTTGATACATTAAATGGGTAAAAATTTCCATTGAGCTTTCAAAGTTCTTGCCATCTAAGGGTGTGAATTTTTCGTGGACTTGCTTAAAATATTCTTCCCATAACGGGTGGTTAGGAACAGACCCTATCAAGCTTGAACCTACAAAACCATTTTCTTCTATGGAGGCAAAAAGTTTATGGTCTAATAAATCGTCAAAGTTTTTTCCAGGTAATATCTCCTGGTCTGCGTCTAAAAATATGCCGCCATAAGTCTGTAAAATCCAAGCTTCTAGATAATCCTTAGCCTTAACCCATTTTTTATTTGCTAAGGCCACCTTAACGTATTCAGGCGCGTTAGCTATCTTGGTTAAGGAGTCGTCCTTAAAATTCTCCTCCGTTAAGACAAAGTGTTCATAGCCAGGAATATGTTGCGAGGCTATGCTTTTCTTGACCACATCGGGCATTGGGTCGCCAAACCAGCAAGTCCAAATCTTCTTCGGGATTTTCTGCGTTGAATTGCGTTTCTTGAAATCTACCACCCAGACCCAATCAATTATTTCATCAGGTTTGCCAAATCTTTCGTTTACAGCTTGGACTACACCCATCCAAGTGCCTGGTAGGTAGTCGTGGCCGCATAAGATACCGTCATCTTTGACCTTCGGTAGCCAAGCGTCTATGTCTTGTAAAACCTCTTCGTAAGTGTGGCCTGCGTCGATAAAGCAGATGTCTATACTTTTATCAGCAAAATCTTTCGCCGCTTCCACGCTAGGTTTAACTATAATATTAAGGTGTGGGTAATGCCCGACGTTTTTCTTAAAAACTTCCAGCATATCCCGTTCCTTGGCCATCCCATTGGTCAAGTCTTGGGTGTCCTTAGAACCCTTCCAAGTATCCACACAGTAAACTTTACTTGCCTTACCCGATAAAATCGCGTCCGAACTCCTGCCAGCCCAACTACCGACCTCTACAAAAATATCTCCCTCTTTAGCAACTTTATGCAACCATTTTAAATCCTTCCACGTCATCCACCCTTCAATCCCTTTATCTAAATAATCGGTTGGGTCTTTAGGGCCGAAGTAGTATTCTACATCCCTGTTGTATTCAGGGTTGTTAGGTTGGTATTCTAACGCTTTCATTATGGCTTGCTGGGCTTCAGGAATCCTACCTAGCCAACCATAAGCTTTATACAAAATCTCATAGGGTAAGTGCTCGTAATATGCTTTGTTCGTCGCATAAAAGCCGTTCCAGGGTATCTCCATCGCCCCCTTAGCGTAAGAAGCCGCCGCTTGGTAATTTTTATTCCACAAGTAGAACTCCGCTAGTTTCATTAAAGGCTCCCTGCGTCCTGAATCTATATAAAAAGCTTTAGAATACATCTCCGCTTGCTTTTCTGGGTTATTTAACCGAGCATAGATGTCGCCCATAAAAATCAAGCTCTCCGCCCGTTCGCTATGCCAGCCGTTCATCTTTATGTGGCGCTCAAATTCCTTTAAGGCGCTCTTAGGCCTTCCTGTCCAAAAAAGCTCCCTCGCGAAGTAGTGGGAGTTCCTGTCGTTATGTGGGTTGTTAAAACAATCCACGGCCAAACCCCGTAAGTAAGAGTGCCGGTCGTGGGGTTCTTGGAAGTGCTCTAACCTAAATATTTCGTTGTTAAGGAACCCAATCTTAGCCTGCCCGCTCAAAACCTCGTGAACTAAACCTACCCACTTGACCTTCCGCCTGTCGTAGAACTTGCTTTGGACGAACTCAATCGCCGGTTTTCCGTATCTATCGTGGGCGAAGACAAAGTTATACTCAAACTGCTCAAACCCCTGGTCTATAAGTTCGTTAATCTTATTAAAATCTAAAGTAGTCAGCTGCTCATCTGCGTCTACAAAGCTCACCATATCATTGGAAGCTAAGGAAGCTGCGTGGTTACGTGCAGAAGCAAAGTCAAAATATTCATCGCCTCCTCGGACTATAGATTGTTCATTATCATCACGGAATCGTCTATTGATTGCATTAGCTAGTTCCTCTGGAATAGTATCGGTATATTTATCGCCGACTTCCTCTACCTTACAGCCCCAATCCCTTGCAATTTGGGCTGTATCATCAGTTGAACCCGTATCCAGGAGGCAGACTTCCCCACCATTGGCTTTAAACTCATCTAACGACTTAAGCAGTCTAGGCAAAACCTTAGCCTCGTTCTTAGCTATCAAACAGAAACTGAATTTCATAGTTCTAGCGTTTAATTTTTAATCCCCATTAAAGAAAATGGCATTATTACCACCCGTTGTATAGGTGATAACAATAATCCCGTTAGCTCCATTACCGCCATTACCATTACCCGCCCCGCTAAATCCCCCGCCACCACCGCCGCCTCCGTATAATCCACCATTTCCACCATCATCACCAACTACCGAATTGGTAACATCACCACCGCCACCACCTCCACCACCACCGGAACCGTGGGTCGAATCCCATTCCGTTCCTGGTCCGCCATTACCGCCCTTAATCGTTAAGCTGGAACTGCCGTCACCGCCACCGCCGCCACCGCCGACCGTGCCATTAGTATTATGCGCCCCGCCGCCTGAACCTGCGTGATTGTTGCCGCCAGCGCCGCCTGTATCTGAATTATTTGCTGTATTACTGCCGTTTGAACCTCCGCCATTGCCTCCACCACCGCCACCGCCGTCAGAGTTGGAGTTTCCATTAGCGCCACCCTTGGCACCCACGCCTAAATTGCCGCCAGCGCCGCCGCCGCCATCGCCTCCAAAACCTGCACTCGTAGTCGTGCCATTACCGCCGTTAAATCCGGTTGTGCCTGTGCCTCCGCTACCGCCCACGCCATTGCCAGTTGAACCCAAACCTGGTTTGGCAATTACCACATTGGTATTCCAGTGAGTTTCCGTCCCAGGCTGGCCTATAGCTCCGCTATTTCCGCCAGCACCTCCTTGTCCTATCTGTATTCCGTTAACCGTCGTGCCGGATGTATAAGCGACCGAGCTAGACCGATATTCTCCACCACCGCCAGACTTTAGGCGCTGTCCATAGTCGCCGCCGCCGCCTCCGCCTATGGCTTCAATAGTAATGTTAGAACCATTTGTGGCAGCCCCAGACCAGCTCGTGCCAGATGTTATAAACACGGTCACATTACTGGCATAAGCGAACTGGCTTTTAACCAATCCGAGCACTAATAAAGTCACGAGGTAAGAAGCTAAACTGATTGTTAAAAGTTTTTTCATTGTATTGAAGTTGCCGTTGTCGTCGGTGCCTGAAATGTCGCATTAGTATACTTCCATCCAGGGCCAGCGACATCGCTTTGGACGAAGGTATCATTAGCTGGCGGCGGGTCAATCGTGGGGTCAGCTATGGTCGCCCCAATTACGTTGCCTTGCGGGTCAACGATGGCATACCTGTCGTTAGAAGGTGTTAATCCTGTTTGAAGTGAAACCGTGCTTTGGAGGGTCGGGAGGTCGCCATATAAACCATTATCTAAGATAATTTTAGCCTCACCTTTGCCAACCTTAACTGAACTAAGGTCTTGCGTGCTGCCTATGACAACTGACCTAATGCGTCCAGTGGTAGCGGAGTAGACAACAGCAAACTGGCCAGGTGGCAACATATTAGGCTGTTCCTGTAAAAGTCCCAAGCCTACACCTATCCCTGCTGCAATCGCAACGCATATAATAGATTTGTGGAGTTTTTTCACGGCGCGAAGTTAGATGATTCAATACCATAGCAATTAACCAAGCAACCAAAGGTAGCAATATCAATTTGGCCATAAGTTCCTGTAGTGGGTGTTGGTGTCGTGCCCCCTGTCCAATGGATTAAGGACTGCCAGTTAATGGTGTAGACCGTCGTCGTTGCTGCTTGGACTATTAAAAAATACCTGCCACCAGCTTTTTGGTTGGTGAAGTTTATACCTAATTGGGCAGCATTGATACCGATACGCTGGAAATTGCCGTGGCCCCAGTCAATGGTTGATGTCGCCGTCGAAGTGCCATTATCATAGTAAGCGGAGTAGTATTGCCCTGCTACAGCCATTGTTGTGGTTGCGTCCGGCGTGGACGTGGCTATCGCAATACCACCATCAGCGAATATCTTAAGATAGTTAGAGCCTGTTGATGATGCTACTACTAAAAGAGGCAACGTCGGGTATGTAGATGTGCCTTGGACATAGAGCACCGTAGAGTTCGTTGTAGTGTTAATCCCTAATGTCAAATTTGGGTTAACCGTGAAGATGGAAACGCCCGTAGATGTATTGACCTGAAAAGGATTCAAGGTTGTAGTTCCTTGAACTAAGAAACTAATCGTAGAGGAAGTTGCATTTGCACCTGCGACCGTAGCATTATCTAAAAGAATTCCCACGCCTAGCTGGGTGTTAGAAGTCCATCTTGTTACATAGCCAGTTGTGCCAGTAGAAAGTGGCATTAAACCTAAAGTAGATGTCGCCACCCATTGGGGAGTCGTGCCAGAGGATTCTAAAATATTACCTATCGTCCCTATAGGCAAAATAGTAAGGGAAGTTATGGAGCTGGTAGACACAAACAATGAACCAGCGGTTGTCGTTCCCCAGCCAGTCCCTCCTTGGTAGACATTTAAAATAGCAGCCCTAGCGCTTGCGCCAAGAATTATCAAGCCTAGAATAATCCCTATGGCAATTCCTATTCCTATAAGCCCTAGAAGTTTTTTCATAATATTAACTTAATTATATCAAGTTAAAAGAAATAAGTAACTACAGCCGTCACGCCGTTGCCAGGGTTGACCACGGGGGTTACCGTAGCACTAGAAATCGTGTAATCCGTGGTCGGTGTCAAAAGTCCGCCACCTACAAAGACTAGCTCACTTCCACTTACAGGAGTATGGGTTAGCGTAATTGTTCCACTAGAAAAAGTCAGGGTTTCACGCACGTAAGTGCCAGGTGAAGCCCCAGTATACCCTGTGTAGCCAGTCCTGCCGGTATAACCCGTATAACCAGTAGGGCCTATTGGACCTGTATATCCGGTATACCCCGTATATCCAGTATAACCAGTAAAATTACCTGGCCCAGTATAACCAGTAAACCCTGTATATCCGGTATACCCCGTAAAGTTGCCTGGACCCGTATACCCCGTAGGTCCAGTTGGGCCTAAAGGTCCAGTATACCCAGTATAACCTGTGGTGCCTATTGGACCCGTGTAGCCAGTGTATCCCGTATAGCCCGTGAAGTTTCCAGGACCAGTATATCCAGTTGCTCCCGTAAGTCCTAATGGTCCCGTGTAACCTGTGTAACCAGTTGGGCCTGTTTGTGTAGCCATCCCAGCTGGTCCTGTATAGCCTGTAGTTCCCGTGTAACCCGTATACCCAGTCGCCCCGTTTCCTGTATAACCCGTGTAACCAGTTGCGCCGGCATCGCCTGTGTAACCTGTATAACCTGTATAACCAGTTGCACCGCTACCGCTTCCACTTCCACCTCCGTGCATTAACTCTTCAAATTTATAATGTTTCCCGTTAAACCTAAAGCCTAAAGGGTCATAACTTTTCATCTTACCGATGGCGGCAATTATCTCGGTAGAGTTTTTTAAATTGCTAATGTCTAATCTGTCTTTTTCAGGCAACTTTTTAAGTAAATCTACAACTTCTTTGGGGTCGGGATTTTTACCATCTTTTCCGTCTTTGCCAGGGTCACCTTTTTCACCTTTTTCACCAGGTTTGCCGTCAAAATAATCCACGCCTTTTATCGGGGTGTAGCCATCTTTACCAGGCACACCACGCTCTACTTGGCTGATTATCTCGCCCTTTTGCTCCTCGGTTAAATCATCCCAGCTCAAAGCAGGGCCAACATCGCCTTTTTCACCCTGTTCGCCTTTTTCCCCTTTAATGGAACTTAAGAAATTGGAAACAAAATCTGCCGTAGAATTTACTTTTTGGCCTTGTTCACCAGAAAGTTTTACCTCTAAAGGAGTCTTAAACGTTTCTTGGATATTATCTAACTTTTCGTGCGTTGAGGTCATATCTAATTCAGGCTTATTTACTTTTTCCGAAATCGCATCAAGCTTTTCCAAAGCTTTGCCGTGGGCTTCCCCAAGTTTATCAAGTTTGCCATCCATCTTTTCGTGGTGGTCACTATGGTCTAAAACTTCGTCAAAAATTGCGCCAGCAGGGTCTTGCTGCGCTTTATTTTTCTTTAAAAGCTTCTTAACCTTTTTAAGTTTATCGGGGTCTATCATTTCTTTTTCCTTGTTAAAGCTTTAGCGACTAAAGGTGCGGCGGCAAAGGCTTCTATGGGAAGTTTAGCTTGGGCTTTCTTTATAGGAACTTCGTTCCAGGTCACGCCTTGCGGGTCGGTAATTGTCTTAGCGCCAAACTTATTCTTTAGGTATTTACCAACTTCCTTTTCGTAGAATTTGTAGATTGGGTTATTGGTGTCTACTTTGCCGGAGATGTCAAAAGATTCTCGGTATGCACGTAAGTAATCATTTTTTTCCGCATCTATAATTCCTTGTGCGGTTTCTCCCGAATGAACGCGATATGAAGCTCCAGTCTGTGAATTAACAACTATTTCCCCACCTTTTTCTTTAATAACTTTAAATCCATTCATAGCTTCATAAACATTCTTTGGCACAGCCTTAAACTTCCCATCTCCGAGGACATCGGTGATTATCCAAGAATCACCTTGCATCCCTTGTGTAACTTCTAGCCCAGTTTTTAACTGTTCTGGTTTTAAAATATCTTCAGCAACAGGAATTCCATTTTCATATTTAACCGGTGACCAAGTTGGAGCTTCCCCCAACCCCTCAATCTTCATCGCCGTTTCCCCAGTCGGGAATTGGAGTTTAGTCTTTCCATCCTTAGCAGCTTGCTTAATTTCTTCCCTTATAATCCTTTCCTGCCAGGTGTTGCGGTAGGGTTCTAGTTTAGATAATCCCTTTTCGTTAGCTACCCACTTTTTAGCCAAATCACTTGCTTCTGTTCCCTTAAATCCCCTATCGTGAGCTTCTTGTAAGGCAAAATCATAATTTTTAGCAAATGCAGTTGATTCATTCTCCAACCTTCCCTTTTGGAAAAGGTCGCTTTGGAGTTCTATGACACGGCGAGTGTCGCCACTTGCTCGTCCTAATCTAGTTTGAGGGTCTGCTACCGTTATTCTGCCCCTACCTTCTGGAGCCATATCCTCTACCCGTGTATGGGCGAAGTAATTATCTATACCATCTCCAGAAAAATGAACATCTCCTGCTGAAGTCTTTATAGGACTTTCATAGATATTTTCTTTATAATTTGCTACATTACCACGCAAATTTTCAGGTAACGTAATATTTTCATACCTGCTTCCTCTTGCTTCAGCAGTAGCTTCCATTCCTCTTACCCTCTCACTTGTATCTATTTTTAGCGGCAATAACTCCGTCTTCACCGCATTAGCAAAATCCTTCACAGGCACTTTGTCTGGGAAGTCCTCTAAAGTTTTCTTTATAAGGTCGCGTTCAGCTTGCTTTACATCCCCGCTATTAGTCAGGTCGCTTATAAACTGCTTGCTTACAACATCACGGCCTTTTAGCTTATCTATAATCTTGGTGGAAAGGTCTTTAAATCCTTTAAATTCAGGGGGGGCTTCTTGAGGGGCAGTTTCTTCCTTAGGTGCACCTGGCAACCCTCCTACCGCTTCAGTTGTAAGCCCCACATTAGGCTTTACGGGAGTGTTAAAAACTTTATTCAAAACCCCAGAAATATCTACGCCATTTAATTTTCCCCAGCCTGCTAAAACTTGAGTAACAAGACTTGGATTAGTCAAAATATATTCAGCTACTGCCCCAGGTAAGCCTCCCTTTAAGAAAGCTGCACCAGTAGCAAGAGTTCTAGTATAAGTTCCAACTTTTTGGCCACCAGCATTGGCAATATCCTCTACAGCTTTTAATACCGAAATTTCCTTGCCTATGCCTGGACTAATTTTCTCTAGTCTAGCCAAAGCTGGTTCTTTACCAGCATTAGTTACATTAGCTAACCTAGATAAGGCATTATCCTTAAAAGTCCCATCAGGTTTTAAGTAATCCCTTTTAATTTGTTTAAGCAGTTGGGTTTCAGGGGCATATTTTTCATCTAATTCTCGTAAACCCGTAATTTGGTCTTTGCCCATAATGTCGTAAGCTGTCCTTAAAGCCCTATTCATAGTAGTAATAGCAGTAGTTTCTCCTTGCCCATATTTGGCCGCTTGGGAAAGAGTAGAACGGGCATTAAGAAATTGATTCGCTGTCAATTCATCTCTTTTCCCAAAAGTATCAATAAATCTTTGTAATCGTGCTTCGTCTGCCCCACTCATAGGTAAAGAATCAGCATCGGTTATAACTTTACCTGCTTTATTTATCTTTACGCCAAATTGGTCTAAAATATTCTTTAAAGGAGTGCTAATCCCATTGGTGGTCGGGATTTTAACGCTTTCCCCACTTTTCCTTATAGCTTGGTATTCTTTCCCTGTGGCAGATAAATCTTCCAGCCGTTTATCAATCGCTGTAGAAACTTTTTGGCCAATCGCATCACGGCTATAATCAGACTTATAATCCTTACCAAAAAACTTTTCAGGGTTTTCTAAAATTGTATTGATTGTCTTAGGCGACATCCCACTTACTCCTGAAATGCCTAATTTAGTCAAAGTTTTGCCAAAATCCGCAACTTTCCCTACCCCTTTCCCTGCCAAATCAAGAGTTTTTACGCCAGGCTTGGCTATAGTGGAAATTGTTTTATCAATCGCTTTGCCTACGCCTGTATCAGCTACAGTTGCAGGTTTGGGCGCACCGCTTTCTTCGCTAATAGTTTCTCCCCCTGTGGGAATATCCAAAGCTCCTTTAAGTCCTAATAAGGGGACGGCTAATTGGAAAGGGTCTTCAGCCAAAGACTGAAGGCTATTAGTGAATTGGCCTTTTGCGGCTAATTGGGCGGCTTTAGGGGTAACTGCTTCGCCAGCCGCGCTTGTGTAGCTAGGCGTTAAATCCTGTAAGTTAGGCACATTGATTTTCTGGGCATTAGGTCCCGCAAAGGCGTGACCAGGAATAGAAGGAAGTTGGGCTGCTTTGTTAGCTAAAATATTTGATTCTTGGATTGATTTTCCAGCCGAACTTATGTCATTTAAAAATCCGCCAACTGCGCTAGGAATTTGGGATAAATTTTTTAGGGTGTTATAAGGGTTAAAAAAATCAAATGTCCCTTTGGCAAATTTCAATCCTGACTTGCCAATATTCGCCGCTTCTTTACCTAAAGTGCCAAAAAGTCCCGAAGTATTTTCTGGCCCCATACTATAAGCAGGGGTGCTTAAGAAATTATTTATGGAATCATTCAAGCTTGGCTTAGGAGGGGTAGGAGGTTTGGCTATTGGAGGCGCACCAAAAGGAATAGTATCCGGTTGGGTAGGCGATACTAAAGGAGGTGCGCCAAAAGGAATTGTGGCTGGATTAGGCATAATTAAGCGGGAAAATAGGGCTTGACAAAGATATAGAAATATCTTAAACTAGCTAGTTAAGTCTTATTTAATTAAATTTATGATTTTTAATATTCTCATTGCTCTCTTTGTCTTAGCTATGGTTAATAGTGCGTGTGAAATGTGGGAAGAACGCAGAGTTCGTAGAATCTACGAAAATAAGTAGTTATTGCTTTACCCATTGCGTGCCGTCAGAAACGTAGCCAGGATAACCATAACTTGCCCCATCTGTTCCTTTAGGAATGGTTGGGGTATTTTGATTGCTAGTTGAACTACTACCACCTACCAAAGCGTTTTCCCTATCGTTTATTAACTGCCTCAAAATATTTAATTTAGTATTCACCACATCCGCAGTATCGGTCGGGCTTGGTAAGTTATTGTTAATCTCTTTAATAATTGTCTGGTTGCCGCGGAAACCTTGCAAGCCAGAAATTGCTTTAAATATATCCAAACCGGCGCTAGTCAAAATCCCCGAAGAAGCAATCGTCGGGTCAATTTGGCCAATCTGTTCAAACTTAGTAATCCCATAACCTCCCAAATCCCTAGCTAAAGCGCTTGGTTGGGCAACCGAACCTACAATATTCGCAATCGTATCTAATTTAGCATTAGCGTCTTTTATGTTAGTTAAGTCAGCCGCTTCATTCTTGTTAGTAATTACTTGCAAGCCAGAAGCAGTTGCATCATCAATTATCTGTTTTTTCTGGGCAGCTGTGCCTTGAAGGGCGGTTGCATCTACATAACCTACCCCACTAGAAGTCGTATTGTAATAAGGGGCAACACTAGAAGGCACTTGCACAGGATTGCCTTTATTATCTAAGACTGTAGAAACTCCAGCCGTTCCTCTGCTGTAAGGTGAAGGGGCTATATATACAGCTTTGCGGTAAAGGGCGGAATTCGCTAACTTCGCTTCCGCTTGGTCAGGAGTATCAGTAAGCAAAATTCCAGCATCTGGGTAATCATTTTTTAACTTAACTACTGCGGGGTCAGCAATATGCTGAATCTGTGAAAAATCCGTCTGACTTTCAGGAAGTCCTACCTGCTGTCCCGTAGCTTGCTGGTATTGGGCTAATGTAACTGGTAAACCTGTCTTAGTATCGATGGCGGTATTTCCGACTAAATAAAATGGGGCGGTAATCCCATTAGTCGCCGCAAACTGAATCGCCGCTTGCTGGTTCTGTAATTGCTGTTGGGCTTCATCCATCTGTTGCTTATGGATAGCTAAAGCATCATTGGTGGCGTTCCTAACATTGTCATTCATCTGTTGGATAGCCGAAGTTTTGTCCGCGAATAATTTAGAAGCTTGCGAGTAAGCGTCATTTATCATCGTGTAGTCTTGGTTCATAAACCCTTGCTGTAAATCGGCCACAGCCTTGGAAGCTTGATTATCTATATTGGCGATTTTAGTTACGCCTTCATCTACCACGTTTTTTATAATCCCTAAATTTATAATCGGAGCAACACCAGGAAGTTCTGAAAGTTTAGCCATCCCTTCAAAGTTTTTGTTAGCCAAATCTTGTTGGGCTTTAAGTTGGGCGAAACTATTTTGTGTAGCTTGGATTTGGGCTTGCTGGGCGGGGGTAAGCGGAAAAGTCCCAGTCAGAATTTGTTGAATCTGGCTTTGGAAATTCTGAAAAGCCGCATCTGCCTGTCCTTGGACGGCAGCTATAGCATCATTAGCTTTTTGTGCGCCTTGTTGTCCCGCTTCACCATTTATAATTTTATCTAAATCATCAGCAGTTGCTGCCGGAGCAGGTGCAGGGGCGGGAGCAGGGGTTGCTTGGGCTAAGGCTTGCTGGGCGGCAATATTTTGTGTCTGCTGGGCTTGGGCTTGGACAGCTTGGTCTAAGCCTGCCTTTTGATTAGTCAAATTATTTATAGCATCTTTAGCCGTCATTACGCTTGGAGGATTAACTTGCTTTCCTGTCTTAGCGTTATACGAAGAGCCATCTAGAAACGACAAAGTAGGCACCGGAGCTGGGTTAGGAGTCTTAGGCGCAGGAGGTGGTGTCGCTCCATTTGCCGGCTGGGGACTCAAAGTCAAACCACCTGAATTCAAAGCTTGGTTTAAATTCAAAGCAGGTGCAGGTGCGGGAGTGAGCGTTGAAGTTGGGGTTGTAATTGGCATTGGATTTTAATTAAGTTGTGGGTCCAAAGGCTTCCCAAATAATTTGATAAGCTCCAGTTGGGCTGCCTGTTTTGACCCAGGCTATGGAGATGTTCGTCGCGTTCACGCTTATAGTGCCAGTTTGGTAAACGTTATCAGCGGTTCCTGTAATTATTAAACCCGTGCCAAGTGTGCCTAAGTTAGAACCAGAACCAATGCTTGTATACATCGCAGTTTGGGTCGTGCCGTTGTAAACAGCCAGAGTTTGAAAAGTTACTGCGCTTGCGGTTGCGCCCTGGCTTTTCCAAAAAGTCAATCTGACGTATTTAGGAGTTACGCCTAACCCGTGAGCTATAGTTTGCGTTCCAGAGGAATCACTCACATCTTTGGTCGTCGTCCCGTTGGCATAAGCTCCCGTGGTCGTTAAAGGAGCCACTCCTGAAGGCGAAAGCATCTGCCAATTATCATTGGTAGAGTTATAAGCTACCTCTACAACTTGATTCTGTAGAATATCTCCTGTAGCAAGAGCCGTGTTGTAAAGTTTTACAATAGCTTTGGCGGCTCCGCTTCCGACCTGTAAAGTTGCTGCCCCAGTATTGGCAGTCCCAGCTTTAAACCTAAACACCATTCCTGCGGAGTAAGCAGATATAGCAGGAGTTGGTGTAATTGCGTAAGCATCAGTCCCAACCGAATCAGCCCCATAAATCGGCACACCTTTTTGGAAATCAGTTTGTGATACGTAAAGGTTAGAACCAGAGGGAGTGGTAGTAGAAGCTAACGCCGCTTTTTGTCCGCTAGTAGGGAGCTGTAGTCCATAAATGGAAGCCGCTAAATCAGCGGGACTGGCAAATAAGACAGCACCGGTTGAACCTGTGTTCGTGCCGGCATTGACTTGGGCTGTCGTAGCCTCTTGGACTAAACCTTGGACGCTCGGTGAAGCATTAGGCGCTCCATTAAAAGTGAGAGAATCAGCATAAGCTTTCGGCACAAGCTGTTCAGGGTCGGTAGGGAAAATCGCGATACTATCCATCCTTGGATAATTCGGCAACGTAAAAGTCCAAGTGCCTGTAATAGTTTCATCGTCATTTTTATCAGTAAAAGTATTGTAAAAACCTGAAGTATTGGAAATTACAAACTTCGCCCCACCCGCGTGGCTTTTGGCAAAGCCGGAGGTTTCAGTATAAGGAGAGAGAAAAAGCACGTTGGAAATTCCAGTTAAAGTCGCAGTCCCATTAGCATTTTGGGTTATACCTGTAAAGGAAACTTGCTCTTCTTGCGTGCCTGAATTAGGTTCTAAGGTGGCAAAACCTTTAGTCCCAAAATCAGCCATTGTCAAAGGCACGCCATCAATGCTATTAAAGGAAGAAAGTATGACTTCAGTATCACCAAGAACTACACCGGCTCCAGCTAGGGTTGCCGCTTGGATTTGAGCAAATTTTATATTGTCGGCCATAAGTTTAATTTAATATTATTGCGTAATCGCGTTATTCCCCTCACTTGTCGGCAGTTGGGCGGGTCCAAAAGCAATTAAAGACCAAATGTAATCAATGCCAGAAGAGCCAAAGAACGGTGAAGCTTCATAGTAAGGAGTCCTTGGGAAAGTTTTAATCACGCGGAATTTATCAGTATTGGTTTCATCTATCACTAGGTCACCACCTAGAGGATTCTTACCTAAACTTTCCTTGCCTAAACTATTTAAGCCACCTGTAGTCTGCACAATTTGGGTGTCAGTTCCTTGAATCGTGCCATTATACTGGCCTCCAAAGCCGTCTAGCTCATAGTTAATGCCCATATTTATGGTAGCATTAGGAGAAATATAACCTTCAACGTAAAATTCATTCTCACTTTTGTTCTGGGGGCGGACTCCATATTGCTGGTAGGCAAAAACTGCCAAAGCTGGAATCGGGTGGCCGTTAAAATTATAACCCTCAAACATCTTGTAAGTTTCAGAAACTAAATAGGAGTGGCCATATAACTCACCATCAATCACTGAAAAACGCGAGAACGGCATCGTTAAAGGTGCTTCCCAATAATGGATAGGAGAATTTGTCGGATTAGCTGTCGTGGTATCTTTGGTCATATTATAAATCCGCAACAATCCCTCTTTAGGCACAGCCACCAAGATAAAATTCTGCCAAAAGAATATGGAGCCATCAGTAAAATCGTATTTATTCATATCATTGACTATGGGAAAAGACAAATCCGCCATCTGGGGGGTCAAAACCACATTGTCCACACGGCCTAAAGTATTTACAATCGGTTCAAAGGAAACGAATATCACATCATTTTTGTTCTTGCTCACAAAAGCTTGGCTTTGTGCTCCCTGTAGTCCTGTTGTTTTTAAGCGCTGTAAAGTCGGGGTCAAAACATCTATGTTGGTAACAAAAACTTGGCTATCTACAATCGTTGAAGCCGCCGTGCTGATAGCTTTTTGCACGACTTCATACCATTGGTTAAGTCCAGCTGACACATATAACTGGTCTTCTTGGGCGATAAAAGCCCTAGGTGGTGCTTGGCTAGTTAAAACAATGCCTTCACCCGATTGTCTGGGAAAGCTAAAGTTATAATTAGTATAAACTCCGGCTACCGACACATAAATTTGGTTGGAGATTAACGAACCAATGTAAAGTTGGGTCGCCGTGGTTAGACTTAAAGTGACAGACAAAACAGCGCCAAAAGTTGTAATCAAATCATTTTCAAAATCCACAGGGATTCCCTGCATAGCTGAATTTAAAGTCGTTTTAACGGTCTGGTGGATAACATCGCCGGCCACGCCTGCACCTGTCGGGTCTGGGGTAACACCAACTAAGGTTAAGCTATTCCAACCACCCGTAGCTTGATAATCCACCCCATTTATAGTCACCGAGTGGGTTCCAGAGTTATAAAAACCTTCCTCAACCCAAGTTTTTGTCCCTTGTTTGGTAATCGTGTTGTTACTTATAGCTAATATCTCCATCTTTGCGCCAGTCCCAGTCCCACCTGTAACCGAAATACCAGAAGCAGGCGCATAACCTGTTCCACCATTAACTATACTAACAGAGGTTATTGCCCCAAAATCTACCTCCGTAATTTCCATCGTAGCTAATGTCCCGCTACCGCCTGTCAATACTAAATTATCGTCCGCGAAATAATCGTGGCCTTGCGTCCTTAAAGAAAGTGTTAATATTCCACCTCCACCATCTACGGTTTCAACTTTTACCGTGCCTCCGGCGGCTGACCCTTGGGTTATAGTTAAAATATCGCCTACCATATAACCAGTCCCTGCATTATCTGGGACAGGATTGATAGTATAAATTGCCCCTAAACTTACCACACTTTCAACTCTTAAAGTCGCATCGTCATTACCGCCTGTAAGCGTGATTATATCTCCTACTGTATAGAGTTTGCCGCCAAAAGTATTAGGCAATATAAAGCCACTTTCAGTCACCGAGGAAACTGCACCAGCGGAGTTGGAAGTTGAATCTAAAGTTGTAATCCCCCCGCTCCATTCGTATATCTGCGGAAGGCCATTAACAAATAATAAATGGGATTGGGACATATCATATTGCCACCAGTTGGTAAAATTAAAATTTACCGAAGTCAGCCCTGTCATTAAATCCCGCCATTCCACCGTGCCATCAGGGTAGACATACCTATATTGGAGTTTGCCGTTGTTGACATTATCTAAAAAGCCCGCTCGCAGATGGCGAATCAGTCCTATAGACATTTCCCAGTCAAAAGATGATAAGATAGGTGCTGACATAGTTAGTAAAACATTGGTGAAGAAATTGAGCTTGCCCCTGAAATTGAACGATGGGAAACATATAAGCTGAAGATTTCAGTTGCCGTTAAAACGCGGCTAAAGACCTGCCAGTCATCGTAGATTGCCGAAGCGTAAGCATTGGGGACGAACGAAGCGCCTAAGGTGAACAAATCGCTATAACCTGAAGCCCCATTACCGCTAGCGCTAACCTGTGCAACGTTGATACCATCAACGTATAAATTCACGGTCGAACCATCATACGCATATGCTAGGTGATGGAAGTTCGTCGTGCCTAAATCCACGTTAAAACTTGCAATCTGCTCCCCAATCCCTCCTTTGCTTCGGTCTACAAACACGGATTTAGTCCCAGAAGTATCTTGGTAACCGATGAAGTTGCCGATGTTGTTCGTGGAGCTTGAGCACACGGCTAAATAGTATTGCGCGTTAGCTCCAGGTTCAGTTAGGATTTTAATCCAACCACACAACGTAATAGCCCCTCCCGTTATTCCCATATTCGTAGCCGCGTGGAGGTAAGTTCCGCTGTTAGATGTGCCCAAATTCGCCCCATTGTTAAACTTAGCTGGCGTGAAGGTCGCAGACCCTGTATTGGTCAAGGTGTTCGCACCTTTGGAATCAGACGTGTTCTCCAGCTGATAGTAAGATACCAAGCTAGCATCGTTAAATAACGGGCTGTGTAAGAACGGGAGAGATGGCATTAGTAAGAGATGATTACTTCTAAGAGGTTCGCCGTCGCAGCTAAGTTATCAGACCCAGACCCACCGTCACGGTTAACCCTAAACTGGACCATCTGCGAGGCCGCAGGTGACCCCCCCAACGTGATGGCCGAGGTGGCCGAGGAGATATGCACCTGTTGAGCCGTCGAGGTGTTAGCCTGGGTTACCGACTGGGCGCTTCCCCACGATTGGTCAATCGTGTCACCGCTCGCATAAGCCCTGCCCTGGCAACTCCAAACCACGGAGTTGGTGGATGTTGAGTTAGCCGTCCAAACGAATTTAGCCGTCACGGTGCCGCCTCCATAAGCTGGGGGCATAAACACCGTCCACTCGGCGTAGTTATTCCCACTCTGTGAAAAATCTAAGGTTTGGATGTTAATCTTGTTGCTAGAAAGTTCGGTTTGGTTAGGCCCGCTAGCGCCGCTTGTCAAACTGCCCCAACCGCCGGCAGCCCCTAAGACGATGATGCTGCTTTGGCCAGCACCTGTGTAGCCCGTGTAACCCGTATACCCCGTTGAACCAGCACCCGATGGTCCAGTATACCCAGTAGGCCCTGTGTATCCAGTAAAATTACCCGCGCCAGTATAACCTGTGTAACCCGTCGTTCCATTTCCTGTGTAGCCGGTATAGCCGGTAAAGTTTCCAGCCCCAGTATATCCAGTTGGGCCTGTATAGCCCGTGTAACCGCTAGGTCCTGTATAGCCCGTGAAATTTCCAGGCCCTGTGTAGCCTGTTGCGCCAGTATTGCTAGGGCCAGTATAACCTGTATAACCCGTTCTGCCTGAATAGCCCGTCGCACCTGTGTAGCCCGTGTAACCTGTCGTGCCTAAAGTCACCAAGTTTTGAACTTGGATTTTTTTAGTTGTGCCATCTCCGGCCACGTCTACGATAGGCAAGACATCGGTCGGTGAACTGCTGCCTAATTCAGTTAGCTCTGTGATTTTTTTATTTTCAGCCATATATTATGCGTTTAAAATTATTTTGCCTGTTGACTCTAAAAGTAAGAAACCAAGTCCAGCGTCCTCGTCTTCCCAAAGTAAAAAATTTTCACTAGCTGATTGTCCATCTAAGACATAGCCTTTAGTAATGCCTACAGTGTTATTTACGCTCGTTAAAACATTCTGCGAGCCTTCAATCAAGACGCCAGGGGGAAGCTTGGTCTTGTCCTCACGGTTACGGTAACCTAAGGCAAAAGAGTCAGTTAAGGTAAACTCTCTTACTTTAGCCGCTGCAATCCTCCGGCCTACGGTAAAACCTGGGTTAGAGTATTTTTGGGCCATAAATTATTGGTTCCACCGGCGGGGCAAAAATGCGTTATACGAAGGTCTAGGCAAGCCATAGTAAGGTTGCCTAGGTTTCTGTTTTTCGCTCTTATAGAGTCCTTTATACCGCTCCACATCCTGCTGGTAGTTTTGTAAGAAAAAGTTAGCGTCAAAAAATTCCGCATCCAAGCCTTGAAGTTGCTGGGCGGTTAAGTAAGCGACCTGGTTAAATAAAATATTGTAAGAATCGGTATCTAGGTTAATTAGGTTAGAATCATCCGTCACGGTTTCCTGAAATGCCCCCGTAGTTGCATCAGCGAACATATACTTGGAATAGTAAACATACTCCATAATCTGGCCTAAGCGGGATGCAATATCATTTAACATCACGCCAGTTTGAGCTGTGCCATTATAAGTCCAAGTCACTCTTAAGTAAGTTATCTCCGAAGCATCAGGCGAGCCTACAACCGTTGCTCCGCTCCATAGGTAGGAAAGTAAGTTCCAGCCGTTTTCAAAAGCGGTCAAAGCTTGGGTTTGGGTGGCATTAACTTCGTAGTAAGCAGTCGGTGAAGAGCCAAACCTTAATTTAACCCCAGAGAAAACCGAAGCCGTAGGTAAGTAAGTGTATAAAAACCACGTAGCGAAGTTCACAAAATCCTCTAAGTTGACCGCTTGCATTGTCGAATTTTCCAAATAGCCAGTATCACCAGGTGACCCTGCGGCTAAATCAAATTGTAAAGCCCCACCGCCAGCTAAATAATTAACGGGATTAACGACTAGATTAGAAGCATTGCCTCCCGCAGTCCACGTTCCATTATCAGTTAAAGAAGAAGCGTAATTTACAATTACGCCCGTGTTAAATAAAGGTGCGTTGACTTGGATATTTCTCACGCCCTGGTTCCATTGGATGGTAAACTGGTTAGCAAGCGAAGCTATGGTGGCTAGACTGAACTGCTGGGTATAATCTTGGTTAAAAACCTGCCCAGGAAACCTATTTACCTGTGGCCGGATGTCAATTATGCCATTGCCTTTGACATCAGGGGCTAAGTAGTAGTTATAAACGCTTTCAAAAATCGGCGTGGCAAAAGGCAGGACACGTTTAGTTTCCTGCGGGTCAATATCCTGCAAGACTTGTCTAGCGGCGCGGTTAATAATCCCGTTTAAGTTGACCACCTTGTTCAAGGTAGTCCCGTGGATGACACCCACTAAATCCTGCTTAAGTTTGAGTATATTATATGCTGGCATATTTAGGCATTGGTATTAACTATAACCACATCGCTAGCCGAGGTAACAACATCTAAGCCATTACCGCAGACGGCATCAAAAATATAAGTTCCCGCTACTGTGGAAGCTGGTAGCACAAAATAAGTTACAGCGCTTGCAGCAACACTTTGAAAAGTTACCGTGCCTGTAGTAGTTTTAGGCACAACCACCGTGTGGACGACGCAACTGCCAGCAGTTTGAATATGGGTCGTCGTATTAGTTGTAATATACGTTGAAGTATTAACATTCATAAAATTTAAAGGCTTGTTTTAATTGTCTAATATTTCTAGGCTCGCCGCCGTAATCGTAATCATTAAAGCGGTTAGCCCAAACCTCATCTATCTCATCTAACTGGAAGTTTTCAAACTCGCTATCAACCAAAGCGAATCGGAAAGCTTTTTTGAAAGGTGGGAATAATAAAGCTAAATTTAAAAGTCTAAACACCATCTTAAACTTATCAGTCACCGTATTTTCGCCCTGGGCAGTATCGCGCCCTAAATAAAGTTTTTCAATCCGCTTCAATTCCTTACGGGAATTAGCTAATAACCTATCTTTAGTCGTCATCATAGCAATATCCTCAAAGCGGAAGCGGTAAGTATTTTCACCTTCTAAAAGTTGGGCGGGGATTCGGGCAAAGCCGTAACTTAAGTCAAATCCAAAACCTAATTTCCTTAAGAGCGCGAAAGTAAATTGGAATAACTCGCGGGAGCAATCATTGTAGTAACGAGTATGCAAGTAATGCGGGGCGTAAAGATAATCGGCCAGACGTTTAATTTGGGTAAGGATGTTACTCGGCCAATGCCAGGTGGGTTTTAGGCACATCACCATCCCAATGCTAATGCGCTTCATTATATTGTTAGTTTCGGTTGACTGGCTGTAAGACATCCCTTTATTCGGCACAGGCCGGCCTTCATAGTAAGCTAATATCCCACCTTTTTCGGGGAAACTAAAACTTTTAAAGCCATAATAAGTTTCCCAAACCCGTAATTCGCTTAAAGGTTTTTTAGGGTTTAAGAACACAAAATCTGGGGGCATTACATCCATAGCGTTTATTTAATGGCTCAAGCCCCCCGCTTTCTTTCTTTAAAGCGGGGGAATGAACTATCAAAGATTCTACGGGCCAGTATAACCGGTGTAGCCAGTCCTGCCGGTGTAACCGGTATAACCGGTCGCACCAGTCACAGACGGGCCTGTGTAACCAGTAGGACCTGTCGGGCCTACTGAACCCACTCCGTTAATTGTCCAAGAAGGGCTAGCCGTTGTCCCAGTCATCTGGTAAAGCGTGCCATTGTCCGTGCGGATGCACAGACAGCCAACTTGGTAAGTTGCGGCTTGGGTTTCAGGCGTGGTATCACAAGTTACCACCAAAGCTAAACCAGTAGAATCTTCAACATATACCGTTGTATCGGCCGAAATCGGCCAACCAGGATTTATTCCAGGCATAAGTTTAAAGATTTAATGGTTAAACACCGGTAGAACCAACCGCTCCCGCGTAGTCAGGCACAAAGACCTGTTCACGGAAGTTACCTTGATAAAGGTAGGTGCGGTTGTTGGAATACTGCCAGGGGCGCAGGGCGGTTTCAATGCCCTGGCGGATTAAGCGGGAAACACTATGTTGCGGAGTCAACATAAACCAAGCGGTATCACTACCGCCGGCAGCCGCTCCCAAATACGGGGAGCTGTAAACCGTAAAGCCATAAGCTGAACGATAAACGTTGATAGCATTGTTGGAGTTATCGGCAACCAAAGCACTTTCAGTCAGCTGGGTAGCTAACTTAAAAAGTTTGGACGGGACTAAGAGAATGGACGGAACGCCACCCAAAATCACGCCAGCTTGGTTTTTCTGTTCGCGCAAAGCGACAATTGCGTTGTTAATTGTCGTATCGGAAAGCGCGCCAGAAATTACATTACTTACCGTGCCACCGCCAATCAGCGGGTGGGAGGCAGAAATGAAAGCCACACCATCGGCCGTTAAGGTCGTGGTGAAAGCGTTGACGAACAACTGGAAGGCGTTTTGGTCTTGGGTTACGCGGGCCATAAAAGCAAATTGCTTGACATCCTCGGCCCATACGCCGTGCATATTGTCATCAAACAGGTCTTTAGAAATTTCAATACTATCGGCGAAGTCCTGGACGTAGATAGTATATTTGTTGCGGACGGCAGGGTTGGAAGTCGGCACAGTCTGAACTTCAGACACCTTGTTCCATAAGCCAGTCGCCTTGTTAATCTCACCAATGTAAGCGGCGTGCTCGGTCGTTACTGGTTTGAAAATTACACCAGTATTAGCCGTGGCAATGCCAGGAGTTGAACTATCGTATTCAAATTGCTGGAAGAATACGGTATCAAGCTCGGTCTGCACAATGGCGAAATTTTGTGCTTCTGTGAACATAAAATTTCGTTGTTGTTAATAATTAAGCCAAATAGCTGACCGCATTACGGAAAGCAAAGCGAACTTGCCCAGGGTTCTTTAAGACGTTTAAGGGCATAATGACACAGCCGTTATTCGCGCCGTCAGAAGCGAGAATCGTGTAAGTGCTGGAGGTCAAATCTAACAAGACGCGAGCGCCAACCAAAGCATCATACAACGCTTGGGTAGCAAACGTAGCCGCTACTTTCGGGGCAATCAAATAGGTAATACCAGGCAAAAGCTTGGTAACCCTAACTGACCCAGGGGCGCTGCTCGTGTTGGTGGAAGTTGTAGAGGCAATACCGGCATAATTGTCGGTGCCAACTACGGGAGTATTGGTGGCCGCAGGCGTAACGTAAGAACCGGCGGTATTCCCCAAAGATTTAGCCACCGGCTCGCCGGCGTTAATCAAAGTGGAAGACGCGCCGACGCAAAATGCATCGTCGCCTGGGTATCCAAAAGCTCCTTCTGTGTGAACTTGAATATCACCAAGAGCCATAAAATTAAGTTGTTAATTATCTTCGCAGGTTTTTCTTGAAGCGCTCAATTTTTTTGTCATCCCAACCCCTGGCTTTTAAATCCTTGAGCTGGTCGGCTGAAAGAATATTATCCGGCACGCTTTGGCCTTCCGTAGAAGCGCCTAAGCCCGTTGCTCCAAGTCCAGCCCTGTTTTGCAGGGCTGTTGCCATTTCTTTCTGCTTTTGTAAAATGGCTTTTTTGTCGGTAATCAGGGCGGCATTTTCCATCCGCTCCCTCATTGTGCCTTCAGCCGATACTTTGTTTTCAAAATTCCAGCGAAGAAGTTTCCTTTTAGCTTCATTGCCGCCGGAAAATTCCGTCAGCAAATTTTCAATGGTATCTTCAGCTAAAGTGCTTTGCAACTTGGGAACGATTTTTGGCAGTTCCTTAGCAAGCGCGGCGGCAACTTGGGCTTCAATATCCGTTGTTGGGGCTTCTTCACCTTCCGCTTTGGCTTTGCGCTTGGCATAGCCTTCGCGGTTTTTCTCGGCTGTTTCAAACTTTTCAACCTGTTCGGCTAACTCCTTGTCATAATCGACTTCAGGAGTTTCCGGTTTTTTTTCTTGAGTGCCGTCCTCAATGGTAGGTTTTTCTTCCACCACAATATCTTGCTCTGGCATAAATTTATCTCGCTTGCGCGGTTTCTGGTCTAGCAAAGCTAGACCGTTATCTCTGATACTGCCCTGGCCAGTATCAGGTTCTCTTTTTAATAAAAGGTGTAAAAAAATACAGCGCCATTGCTGGCGCTGTATCAACCGTGAACAGAGAGAACGCTAGAACCCCCCATTCACGGCTTATATAATGCCGTCAATGTTAGTCTAGCGTTTAAAATTTTTAACGTGCTTCTTCTATCTTTTTGATGATATTTTCTTGCACAGAAATAGTATAACACATCATCTTGGCGTTCAGCAGGTCTTGTAAGTCCTTACTCTGGTTAAAGGCCAATTCCTGGGCTTGGGCTTTTAAGGTTGCGGTCATAATTTCCCAAATCTCGGTATTGCGCATCATTCGCGCTTGGGCTTTTAAGCTGGCTTTCCTTTTTTCAGTAACTAATTCCTTATTTAAGAATAAATGGCCGCTCTTACTGGCTGTTAAAACCTTATCAGCCTTAAAAATTGGGAATAAATGTTCAAGCGCGTAATTAAGCAAGCGGAGTTTAAAGCTCTTCATCACAATAAGGGCAGTTTAATTCTTCGGGTTTAACACGTTTCCCGCAACTTGGGCATTTCATTGAAATGAGTCTAGTAAATCTTTGGTGTGGCTTTTAGCGTGGTCGCCGCCCATCTTGTAACCATCCCCAAAGCCTTGCGTAAAAGCATTAGCCCTAGCGTCAATAAAGTCTTGGGGAAACAGGTGGACAGCCAGCCAGTAACGTATCTTTTCCCAGCGGGTTTCCACCGCTTCAGCTTTCCGGCAGTTAGCGCATTTCATAAAAACTCGGTCTTTAAAGTTTCAAGCTTGCGCTCCATCAACTCTTTATCAGTCAAGCGCTGTAATTCCCGTTCTAAGCCGGAAATCAAACCTTTGGTGGTGGAAATCTTTTCATCCTTTAAAGCTTCAATCCACTCCCATTCAGTAGAGTTTTCTTTACCCTGGTTCATTATGCCTTTTAAATCCAGCGTAGTCAGCCTGTCTTGGCTGCGGAATTCAGAATACTTGCGTATGTCAATTTGGAAGCCCGCATCTAAGGCAATGCAGAAATTCTTGCAGATATTTTTGGCATCCTTAATGCTTTTGGCATTTTTTAAGAGTAAGGGATAAATTACATCGGTCACTAATTTGCGCTGCCTAAATTCTTCGGCTTTAAGTTCTTTCTTACTTAGCTTTTTTTCTACCTGGCTTTCTTTTGATGGCGAGAGTTCCATTGGGGATAAATTTAGTTAGTAAAAGGGCAAAGTGGTCGTCCATTTTCAGGCTTTCAGCTTCGGTTTTCATCCGCGTTAAATGCGCCGTCCAATTCTCCAAAATTATCGCCGTCGGCGCTATAGGTTCGTCCTCAACTTCCAATTCCTTATCTAGCTCTTCAATCTTTTCCAAGCAGGAATTAAAAAGTTTAACGAAGTCAGTTTGGTCAGATTCTAAGAACGCCTGCATCTTTTCCAGCGTAATGGCTTTTAAGTCCTCATAGGTTGTGCCATCGCTTTTAACTACATTGCCTTCTACTAAACTGCCTTTGGATTTTGGGATGTTAAATATTTCCCTCAATTTAATCCTGGTAAGCATTGGTAAGGCTAACCAATCGTGGGTGGACACTTGAATTTCCATTATTGTATAGCGTTATTTGATAAAGGTGATTGTGGTAGCGGAGTTTTACCGCCTAAGGCGGCAAGCGGGCTAGGTGATTGTCCTGCACCGACCATCGCAGGTTGCTGGCCTTTCGCCGCCATTGTCGCTGTCTGAATCGGCCCTTGCGGTTGTTGTTGGGCTACAAACTTATCTGGGTCTTTCTTAGTCTTCGGGTTAGTCATCAGCAAGAGTTTTAAAGCTTCCTCTTGGTCTGCCATCGGGTTTAAAATCAACCTATCATAAGTTTCTAAGTCAAAGGCGCGTTCCAAATCTTCCGAACGGGGGTTTAAGACATCAGCGTCAATCGTCAGCATATAAGTTAGGTCACGGAAAAGCTGGGGATTAACCTTATAAATTTCCATATTGGAATCCACGCCACCTTGTTCTTTTAGGACATCATAACTCATCTGCAAACTTTGGCCTTCGGAAATCTTTTCATTGGGCATATCACCGCTAAATTGAATTTTTCGCGCTCTAGCCTTCCCATTAGATTGTTTATCGTGCAACAAAAAAGTCTTGTAAACCAAATCAGGCTTATCTGTAATCTTGTCCACATCCACAATCGTCAGGTATTGCAAAATATCGCCCATCCGTAGAGTGCCGTAATCTTTGACATACTTAGAAATCATCTTAATAAACAAACCTAAAACCGTGGCGGCGTTCTGCTCAATCCTGCTTATCTCGTAAGCTGTCGTGCCGGCGGGTTGGTCAGCCGTGGCATCTTGAGGATTGGAAGCTGAATCTTGTAAACTCTCTGAAACATTTTGTAAAGTATCAAAACCCACCTTTAAACCATTTACATTAGTGCTTTGGACAACCCTTAAATCAGCATTAGTGTCAGATAAGTTTGTCACCGCACCAGGCACAATTACATCAGCGCCAATCATCTCCCCGCCAGTCTGGACCATTGCGGGGAAAATCTGTAAATATGTGCCGTCAATAATCATTGGGTAAAGAGTATTAACTATGTTGGCATCCTGTTGCAATTTAAAAGCTAAACTTTTGTAATAAGCGCAGCGGTTGTTAATCAATTCATAGCCAAAAACAGCAAAGGGATATAACTTATCATTTCTAGGATTCGGCGCATCATAATCAGTCAACATCACGCCGTTGACCATTATAATTTTGACATCTAAACTTTTGTTCCAGTAAGTGACTTCTTCCACATCATACTGGCGCATATTCGGGTCGTAGACTTGGTAAAAACTCTGGTTAGCGTCGTTATAAATCAGTTGCACGCCAGGGCGGACGTGTTGCCAGTTGGGATAAAGATTTTTGTATTTAGCTTCGCCTAAAGCATAAGAATAAACTTTACGCCGAATCAGCCACGCTTGCTTCTGCCAATCCGGTTCGTAAAAGTTTTCAATAAACATTTCATCGCACGGGCACATTTCATCCTTAAAACCCGACAAAGTGCGGTCTAACATATCCTCCCACTTCCATTTGCCGTTTTCTTTGCCACGCTTAACTTTCCGGTAAACCTCCCCGTATTCGGTATAAACAATGCTCACAGGGTCGGTTAAAGCCGTAATTACCGCGTGTAAAGAGGTATTAGTGTAATTAGCCTGGTCAGCCGTCCATTCCATTAAATCCCTCATTACTTGGGCGGCATCCTCTTGGGTATCGCTTAACTCGTCATAAGCATAAACTTTGGGGAAAATTAAACGCGCCGTGGCGTGGGCGGCGATAGAAATACATTTATTCCTCACAACCGGTTTTAAAGCACGCGAGCGCCAAGCGTTTAACTCATCACCCCACATAGGACCACCATTATTCGGTTGGTAAGTATTCCAAGACATTTGGTCAATCTGCATCCGGTCTAGCACGCACAAATCGTTAAACTCAACCCTAGGCGTATACATTGTCACATAACCTAAACCGAAGTGCTTGATAATCATCGCCCTAACATCCATTTCTTCAGGAGTCGGTTGGTATTGCGAAACGCCTACCACGTTAATGCCTTTTTTGATATTCTCGGCCGTTAAAAGCGTCGGGTCGTCCTGCATCGAGGTTACACCCGCAAACTTTCCGTATTCGTCCTTGTTGACGTTAATCATTGACATAAGTAATCTCCGCGTCGTCTGCGATAGACATTAGTTGCGCCGCAAACCATTGCTTGTCAGGGATGCCATTGGCTTTCCGCATCTCTTTGGTAGCTTCGTATTTTTCCTTGCCGCCATTTGCCCAAAACTTATCTAAGAGGGCGCAAAGTTCATCTTCATAAGGCGGGATGGTGACATCAAATTTCATTCGGGTATGTTTAAATGTTTAGCGATTTTTCTCACAAGTTGGAGTTCAGGGTTTACGCTATTGGAAGTCTTCGTAGCGTAATCTGACATCCCGCTTTTCTTTAAAATCAATCCAAGTCCAGTAAACAGCAGAAATGCGCCTATGCCAAATCCTATGGTAGCTAACAAGCTAATATGGAAATGTAAGACTAAAGCTAGGAAGCCTAGAATTATCGCTATATCTTTAGCTAAACTAACAAAGCTGGAAACTTCCCCATAACCTAGTTGGAAGTAAAAGAGCGTGCGGATTTTAAAGCGGTAAATCAGTTTAAAAAGTTCTCTCATCGGCTTGAATGGGCTGCATCCCAAAATTCAAAGCGCTGTTCAAAGCCTGTTGGCTGGCTTAAAGCTATCGCTGCCGCAAAAAAACCTACACCTATAATAATTGCCCACAAGATTAGTAATAAATAAATTTTCATCGCGGCCGGAATTGGTTAGGGATATACTGCTTGGCCATTTTTATCGGCTCTTTGTGTAAAGTCGGAATCGCCGTCCGGTCCATATTCTGCGGCCTAAATTGTTCAGCTTGCTTTCGGTAAACACCGGCCATCCCTAAAGCATACCTCAACGCATCGCAAGCGTGGTCATTTTCCTTAATCGGGTTCTCATCAGGATTATGCTGGTCTTTCTTGTCAGGGTAAGCGTAAGTTTCCAGTTCGTAAATTAAATTAACACAAGTGCGGTTAATGTGGAGTCGGCCGGCTTTAAACAATTCGCGCACCGCGGTAATGCCGTTTTTAATTGAATCCTTGTTCTTAATAACTTCCCGCACATTAACTTTTAGCTTAGTAAGCTCCCGTATGGCGCTTGGGGATTCTGGGTCAGGGTAAACTTTGTTGAACGCCTGCGCTTGAACCCATTCGGCAATTTGTAAATCAGTTTGTCCCGACTTGTAAAATTCGCTGTCAACCCAAAAGTTTTCATCGCTATCTCGTAAGATAGTAAGGATGGCGCAAGGGTTGGTGAATCCAAAGTCAATGCCGGCAATTCGTTCCACGATTCTTGCGTCGCATTTGTCATACAAATGTTTGCTCCTATCAAATTCTTTATAAACTAAACCTTCAGTCTTGCGGAAGTCGGCAAGGTATTCTTGAGCAAAGCGGTCTTCGGTAAGTTCCTTCTTCGCCTTATCAAGCTCATCCACCGGCAGGAAAGGATTATCATAGCTAGTAAAATGGAAAGACTTGAAATCGCTATCAGTATGTTCAAGATTGAAAAGGTCATAGAAGTGGTTAAAGCCTTTAGGCGTGGAAATAAATAAGGCTTCACCTTTCGTATCCGTCAATGTCGGCCGCAAGACTTCCTGCCAGTTCAGCCAGAAGTTGCGCATTGTCGCAATTTCGTCTATCACCAAAAAATCAAACTTCTGTCCGCGTAAAGTTTCTACGCTCTCCCAGCCTCTTAAAAAAATTATGCTCTCGCCGCCTTGCAGCGTCCGAGTTTTAACTTCTAGCCGGCTTTCGTTAATCGTCTTATGAAAAGTTTGGATGCCGTGCTTGAGTTGTTCCCAAGCAATGTCGCGGGCTTGCTGGTAAGTCGGCGCAATGTAACAAATCCGGTTAGGTTTAACTAAAGCTTTAGCTTTTATTTCTTCCACCGCTTCCGTAGTTTTGCCAAACCTGCGGCCGCAATTTACCACCCTAAACCTATGGGTGTCCGCTGCTATTTGGTTCTGGGCCGGATGGAATTCCATTTTTCTTCACTAAAGCTTCGGGTAATTGGATAATGATTGGTTTGCCGTCGGAAGTTACATCTGTCTTTGTCACTAGCCTGCCTTTTAACTTGTAAGCTAATTCCGCCGCTTTTAAAGCATCGGAGTGCGGCTGGCCAGTATCAACGACTTCGGAATAACCTTTGCCAATTCCCACCACAATCTTTTCTTTCTTTTTCAAAACTTTCGTGTGGACTGCGGCTAACAAATCATCCGGCAACATTTCTTCCATCAGCTCTTGCCAACCTTTGCTCCTTGTCACAACTTGCGGATTAGTTTGCATAGATTTTCCATAGCCATTCTTAACTAAAATTTTTCCTATGGAAACTTTTTTGCCCTTCCGTAGGTTTTCAATAGTTTCTCTCACCGCTTTGCGTTGGTTGAGCGTTGGCATTTAACATTAGTTATCTGTATTAGCAATTTGGCCCTGGCCAATTACAATTCCGGTCGTGTTAGCCGAACCGGTTACTAAAATATTTTGTGTTCCGCTTGTGACAATAAGTGTTCCAGCGCTTACTGCTGGTTCTGGTGTGGGGTTAGCCATAAATTTCCATTAAATCTTTTAAATTACCTTCAGGCACGGGGAAAGTGTTTAAAGGTCGGCTTATACCATCAATAATCTCGCCATAAAAACTCTCTATAGTTTTTTCTTCGTATAGCTGTTGCCATTCCTCAATAGCATAAGGATTCCTTAAAACTCTAACGGGGATTTGCATAACGTTTATAAGCTTTATTCTTAGCTTTTTTGCCCATCCGCTTAATTAGTTTTTTCGTTTGCTTGTAAGTAGTTTTCTCTGTGGCTTTGGGATGGCGCTTATGATATTCTTCGTGGACAATGGTGTCTAAGAGTTCAGGGTAATTTCCCTTCTTGTGCTTCTTAGCCATTTTCTTGTTAATGCGGATGATGCCGGTTTTTTCGTCATAGTCGCCAAAGCTCCGCATCTTGTTATCCACCTTACGCTTTTTGTGGAATGCGCCTTTATGCTTGGTAAAGCCATTGGTCGCGTAATACATTTTCACCTGCTTGGCTGTAAATACGCGACCACTTGGCGATTTATATTTTCCATTACCTATCGGGGTAAAGGGCATAGTTTAGTAACCTTTATGATGAGTTGGCATCGCGGGATGGCCAGAGGCTAAGTGGGCAAAGCCTTTTGCCGCGTGGCCTGCTCCTACCTTATGATGGCCAACGTGATGCTTATGTTTGTGCATTTCGTGCATATGGGCAGGCGTGCCTTTCATATGCTTGTGGTGCGCGGAGTGCTTAGTGTGCGCTCCGCTAATGCCGTGTGCTGTTGCTTTCGCCATAAATTTATTTATGTAAATGTTTAAGAGTCTGGGCTAATCGTGCGCGGCGACCTAGTTTGCCGCCTTTGCTTGCGGCCCGCGCTAAAGTTTTAGCTGGAATTTTCCGGCCTTGTTTAATACCTAATTGCCTATGTAACGCTCCTGGATGCTTGATGGCTCCTGCTATCCAGTTTTTCTTATGTTTACGGTGTTTTTTCGCCTTAATGCCTTTGTGCATTTCATTAAGTGCGCGGATAGCTTTTATTTCCTCACCTTCCTTATATTTTCCAGGCTTGTAAGTTACGGATACCGTTTTCCGCTTTTTCGTCTTAACGGGCGTGGCTAATTGGGGCTTAGCTAATCTTGGTGTCGCTTGGGTGGTATGAAGCACCATATTGCCCACGCCCATTGTTAGTTTATGGTGCTTTTTAGCGTTCATTTTCCTAATTAGCTGGCCTGGGAATTTTGGTTTCTTCATTGGATTATTTTTTAGCTGGTTGCTTCTCATTGCCTCGGACTTCAAGAATTTTTTTCTCATAAGCCGAAGTATTCAGCGCCGATTTTAAGGCACTGCCTTTGGGAGTCTTTGGCCGGCTCATTTCGGCGTTGACTATCCTGCTTTGTCCTGACATAAAGTTCTTAGTTAATTATATAAGGCCACGCCAGGCTACCCCTAATTGGGTAGTCGGCGGGGGTAATTTAGTTTTTGTCCGGTCAATGGAATCATTGACCTTGCGGATTAAAGCGCCAGGAGTCTGGTCTTTAACTCGCAGTTTCTTGTGGAGCTTGGCTTTCTTGGTTGCTAGTTTCATCGCTTTTGGTTTCTTGGGTTTGTTCGTCGCTCATAAAGTTTAGTTTAATGTTCTTGGCCCCCACAACGTCGTCAACCTTGAACCTTAAGGTTTCTCCCGTGAGGGCTTTGCGGGCTTAGTAGCACCGTAGAAAATTGGGGAGGCTAAAAATACTAAAAAAGCCGTCAAGCAACGGCTAGTAAAAAACTCCGTATTGGCGGCTTAGTGTTGAACCTGGGTTGTGATAGCAGGTTGTCATAGCTAAATTATATACCTTTGGCTTGACAATGCAAACTGGGGATAACTTTTCTTGCAAGATATGCTATACTAGATTTAATCAAGAAATCCTGCTACATTAAGAACCCTGTGTTTAGGGTTGGTCTGTATCGTAGCAGGTCAGCCAATTCTAAACATAGGGTTTTTTGTTTAGGCGAATTATAGTTTTCCTGCCAGCGGATTTTTGCGGTTATAAAGTGGAAACTACAGACGGGGACCCGACTACCCTTCTCCTTGCAAGGAGCTTCACAATGCGGGGTATCAAATTTTTGATACAGGGAAACCACTAGATAACCTATGGGTGACCTATAGATAACCTATGGATAAACAAAAACGGCGAAATAAAAAGTTTGAAGCCTACCCCCACCGCGGTTTCAGTTGTTCAGATGAAGTTTGGGAGCAGTTAAAATCGGCGAAACTTAAAAGCGGAAAAAATTGGACGAATTTTTTAAAAGATTTGCTCAATAAAACCAAATGAATATTTTTTACCAACTCACAATCTACAACCACGAAGACGCATTTATCCGGCAAGTCGTTAACCTGCGCGAAGCCCATTACGTCAAGAAGGCTTTAGAAAAACAGGGGTTTATTGTCGTCATAGAAAAGTTTAAGGTGGAGGATGAAAAATAATTAGGCTTAAATAAGACACAAAATCTTAAATAAATCCCTTGACAATTCTGTATCACGGGTGTATAATAGATATATAGTTCCTTAACAATTCGGACTCAATGGAAAGGGAAATATATGAAAAATATGGAGCTTATCCAAGCTTGGAAAGTTTTAGATTTAATTGATTCAATGTTAGACCCGCAAATACAAAGTGACAATCCTTCTGGCGAAGTTGTTGGCTGGAATAGAGGCTTAATTGCTTTAGGTAGGAAAATAGACCCTAAATTTCACAAAGTAAAATTCTAAACTAATTTTGAGTCCGAGTTGCTAGAGTGCAAACTCATTCAATTGATAAGGCGCCCTAGAAGGTGTGGCGAAGGACTTTCTCATAAGTTTGGACTTCGCCCTCTTTCCAAAAAATTAACGAAAGGAATTATGTATATCCCCCTTTGGTTCTTAGTCGCTAGTATCTTAGTCGTTATGTCCTTAATGGGCGCTAAAATTTCCCAGTTGCTGTTCTTTGGGGCAATCTTTGCCCTTGCAACTGACGCTCCTTTTACGGCCGTAATTTTATTCTTAATCAGCTTTGGGATTTGGCATTTGGAAGTCCCTAGCGAAGAAAGGTCTTATGAAAACTCATAGCGGAATCTTAAAGTTTGGCAAGCGAGAAGAAGAGGCAATGCGTTGCGTGTTAGAGCATTGCAAGATAGACATAAGTTATGGCGGAGGCGGAACTTTTAATAAAGGTGACGCAGATAACACCGCCGACGAAAAAGAAATAGCCAAAGCTAGGCAAGGCATAGAAGACTTAGAATGGATATTAGATACTTATAAAAAATAATTTATGGAAAATTTCCACAAAAAATTTATTATCTTAGCTTTAATGGACTACGCCATTTGGTTTGCTATCGGCTTTGCCACAGCTCGGATGATTAAATAAGTTTGACAGGATTGTTTAACTAAAGTAATATAATTATATATAAATTAAACGCTAATTATGCCACAGATTGACCTCAAACAAGAAACCCGCATCCTAGAACAAGCCCGTAAGACTATTGAAATAGTTAAGGCTATAAGGCGCGGGGCGACTGCCAATGAAATCGTCCAAGAAATTGGCGTGAACCATTCAGTCGCCAGTTATTACATTAAATTATTAGTCATAAAATAATATGAAAACTTTATTTACAATTATATTTTTAACCGCAACCATCCATTGGCCGCACATTTCGGAAAGCCAGCGGATTGAATTATGCACTCGCGCAAGCTTGGCCGTAATGCCCCAAGACCGCACTTACGAGTTTAAAGAGTGCTACAAACGCTTAAACTACTAATATGACCTCAACGCTAGAAAAAAAACTTAGAGGCTTGCCAGGCAAGCTTAAAGCCGGCATAGACGCAGGTGCACAACTCACGGTGTCAGAATGGGCGGAAGAATTAGGAACTAACGAAAATTACATCCGCCGAGCCTTAACAATGCTCCGCCAGTGCCACGGCTTCCACCAATACCATCCTATTGGCACTAAAAAAGGTCACAATCCCCATCAAGGTGTCATCGTAGACATCCGAACTAAAAAAGAATATCTTTTAGAAACCGCCGAAAACCAAAAAACCATTTTTATGAAGCCCCAATACAAAGCCTTTTCCAGCTGGCTTCATTCGGCATACCAAAAATATCCCGAACTTCGCCATCATTTCAAAGCTTTACTTTCCGAAGAAATGGCTATTTTAACCATAATGGACGAGGAGCTGAAAAATGGAAATTAAATTTATCGCCATAGACAAACTCAAGCGGGACAAGAACCAGCCGCGCCAAACCATAGACCACGACAAAATTGCGGATATGGCACAAAGCATAAAGACCGAAGGAGTTATCAATCCTATAGAAATTTCAGCCGACTATGTAATCATAACTGGGGAAATGCGCTGGCGAGCTGCCAAACTTGCGGGACTCAAAGAAGTTCCTTGCAAAATTCTTAAAATCAATCCGACCGAACGTTTCCGCCGACAGGTCATAGAAAATATCCACCACAATACTATGACTGATTGGGATACGGCTAAAGCTTTAGAACAATTACGCCAAGGTGTCCTGGCCTCCTTGGGAGAATCTAAGCACGGCGGAAGGCCAAATGAAGGTATCAGAGAATTGGCTAGAATGATTGGTAAAAGTCGTGATTACATCGCCGACCATTTAGAAATTATAAAAGTTTCTCCAGCCCTACAAAAAGTCTTACAAAAAGACCTTATACCTTATACTTTAATTCGTGCTGTTTCCTCTACTCCTGTTGCTTATCAAAAACTAATGGAGCAAAAAATTATCAAAGGGGAATTTCAGACACGGGAAGCCGCCTTAGAAGTTGCGGCAGCCTTAAGTCGCACTCCGGAAAAAGGCGCGACAATTTTAGAAAAAGATTTTACCAAAAAAACTGCTAAAGAAATCGGCGATTCTTTATCTAAAATTTCCCCGCGCTTCCCAGACATCATAGAAAAACGTTTAGCCCCAGGCCAAGAATTCATTAAAATTAAAAACGAACTTTTAGACTGGCTTACATCTAACCCTCCCCACAGAATTATCCAAATGGATAAAGTCACAATCATCTTAGGGCTATCCCTCATTACCGAGCGGATTAACCAATGGCAAAAAAACGCTAATCAACTTAAACTTAAATAATATGAACTTAGAACTTTCCATCAGCATAGACGGCGAAACTATGCAGCCTAACCAAGAACTTTCCGCCACCTTAAATTCCATCATCCAAAGTTATATCAAGCAAAAAATCAGCGGGGTGAAAGAGAAAAAAATAAAAGTTCCTAAAGCAAATAAGCCTCGTAAGCCCCACCCGACTCAAGAACAAATCCAAGCTTTGCTAGACAGAGCTAAAGACTTACAGGATAAAAATAAATCCCAAGCGGCTAAAATTCTTATGGCCGAATTTGGTGGGAAACTTAATACAATTTACGGCTATCTCCTTAAAGCTGAAAAGACCGGCCAATTAAAATTCGCTATTTATGAACCAAGTTACCCGCCAAGAGCTTGAAGCTTGGCAAACTTTCCTAGTAGGTAAAGCTTGCCCCAAACATCCAGCTTACACCATCCGTGAGGGCAAATTTGGCCTCTGGTGTGGCGTTAAAACAGCGTTCGGCTGGTGTGATGGTAGCTGGCCTAGCGAAGAATGGCTTAATAATTATCGTTCGGCCAAGACAGAGAATCAAAACGCTAGCGCAGAGATTTGAAATCTTGGCCGACTAACTTTATGTCTAACTTACAAAATGAAATAATCTTTGAACAGCTTTTAGAAAAAGCCCAGGAACAAGTTAAAGACCCTGACCAAGCCGAAGCTTTGGCTGAACGCTGGTTTGAAGAAAAAGGATTGGAAATATAATATGGACAAAAAAACTGAAATCGTGCCTAAAGAAATTATCCAACACCAGGACATCACAACTTTTGACCCTGCCCAGCAAGTAGAATATGCCCAAAAAGCCGCCAAAGCTTTATTGGTCATCATAGACGCAACCAAGCCTTTAATAATGCAAGGTAAGCGTTACCTTTACTTTGAACATTGGCAGACTATTGCTAAATTCTTTAACACAAGCGTAGGCATAGAAAGCACAACCCAAACGCCCGAAGGCTATATTGCTAAAGCTGTTGTCTATGACAAAAATGGTATAATTATTGGGGGTGCGGAAGCTTCGTGTATGAAGGACGAAAATAATTGGAAAAACAAACCTGACTTCCAGTTGCGTTCAATGGCGCAAACTCGCGCTATGGCTAAAGCTCTACGTTCCATCTATGGCTTCGTCGCAGTCCTCGCTGGTATGGAGGTAACGCCCGCAGAAGAAATGTCAGGCGTAGAACAAGTCAGCAAAGTCCATACCCAAACCTTAGATGCTTCACCTACCCGCCAACCTACAGAAAAGCAGAAAGCTTTTATCAAGCAACTTTGCCGGCAGAAAAATATTTCGCAAGAACAAGTCACAGAAATGGCCAAAGGCAAAACGCCTAGCCAGCTCATAGAATTCTTATTGGCCTATCAACAGTCTATGGATGCAGCAGATGAAGAAATCGCTAATAGGTTAGACTACTAATTTCTAAAGGACAATAACCTAATGACAGAACAAATCATCTGCGGCGACTGCCTGGTAGAAATGAAAAAGTTTCCTGATAAGTATTTTGACCTTTGCTTAACAGACCCGCCGTATGGGATAAAGCGAGATGAGGGATTTGAGGGATTTGGGGGATTTGGGGGCTTTGGAAAACCTATTGCCCGTAGAAGATATGTTGGCGGTTGGGATGATAGTAGACCTAAAAAAGAAGTATTTGATGAAATTTTAAGAATTAGTAAATTTGCTATTATATTTGGCGGTAACTTTTTTGCAGATATTTTGCCACAGGGCAACCATTGGATTGTTTGGGATAAATTAAATACTATGCCTACTTTTGGGGATTGTGAGCTTATTTGGACAAACATTGACCGTAATTCTGTTAAAAAATATACACTTCAATGGAACGGACTCTTAGGTAAAGAGGATAATCGCTTTCATCCTACGCAAAAACCAGTAACCTTATTAGAATATCTTTTACAAACTTATTCAGAACCAACGGATAATATAATTGACCCCTTCGCCGGTTCCTTTACCACCGGAGTAGCGGCTAAGAAACTTAAAAGGAATTTTATAGGCATTGAAATCAGCCCAGAATATTGTGAAATCGGACGGCAGAGAATGGCGCAAGGAGTTCTTAATTTCTAAAGGACAATAACCTATGTTGAACCTAAAACGGATAAAAGAACTTAAAGGACAGCCTTTAACTTTTGAAGCGATAAAAGAGCTTCGGGAAATGGGCTTAGCTTACCGACAAATAGCTGATGAGTTTGGATTAAGCCGTCAAAGGGTTCATCAGATATTTATACCAGAATATCAAAAAGTTTATCAAAAACTCCCCAAAGTTAAAGCCTACAAAAAAGCTTATGCTCAACGTCCCGAAGTTAAAGCCCATCGTAAGGATTATAGGCGAGCCTACTATCAAAAAATTAAGCAAGCCCTAAAAGAATATAACGAACGCCATTTAGGGGAAGGACAATAACCTATGGACAAGTTACTACTAAAATATTGGGCAGCAGGAAATTCAACTAACTTAGAAGTGGTGGCTGCTGAATTAACAGCAAAAATCAACGAACTCATCGACGAACTCTCCCAACTTAAATCCGAATCCCAAAAGCGGGATAAGCAGGTGCGGAGAGCTATCAAACATATCGCTCAAATACTTGAGATAGCTTTCAAATCTGGAAATACACTTGAGGCCATTGATTCTATCCTTAACTCCACAAAAGAATGAAGTTTAGAAAAAAGCCAGTAGAAGTAGACGCTTGGCAAATTACCGCAGAGATAGCACAAGGCAGAGAAGTTCCAGGATATATGCTAGACGATAAAATTGCTCCTTATGGGGATTACATAATTATAAAAACCCTGGAAGGCAGTATGCGTGGAGAACTGGGCGACTGGATTATCCAAGGAGTTAAGGGCGAGATTTACCCTTGCAAACCTGATATTTTTGAATTAACTTATGAGCCAGTTTTAACCCCCTTAACTAAATAGAGAGTGAATTATGAAAGAAACGATAAAAGGCGAATATGAGATTGACGCTGACTATACAACCACCAAATTACGGGCAATTACCGCTATTTTAAAAACCCTTTATGAGATTGAAATTAAAGATTTTAATGGTGAAGTTACGATTTGGAAAGAGGGGGTGAAAGAAGCTACTTTGAAAATATCTGATATTACAGATGGGCACCGGCCTGAGCCTATGAGCCAAGCCGAAAAAGATTATTATGAAAAGTTGTAACCCCCTTACTTATTAAAAAGAAAGAGAAAAATTATTAAACGGGCGGTGTCCTACCACCAAACAAATGCCAACATTAGAAGTGTCGGAGGAAACCCTCCAAAAGATAAAAGACCAATTAGGGATAGATAGTTTTAGAGAAGTAAACTCCTATGAAGATTTAATAGGAGGTAAATACTTTTTTCGGACTGTAACTTATTTCGTGGTTGGTGAAGTTAAAAAAGTAGTCGGGCGGTTTGCTTATTTGAAAGATGCGTCGGTGATTTTTGATACTGGCCGTTTTTCTGATTTCATTAAAGATGGGGTTCAAAGTTCAACCGAAGTAGAACCTACCAGCGATGTATTTGTTAATTTTGATAGTGTAACAGACTTCTTTCCGTGGAAGCACAAACTTCCCTCAAAGCAGCAATAGGAGGTTTTATGCTTTTACAAAATTGGCAATATGGCTGGAGCGGGAGCGGGAGCAGGAGCAGGAGCGGGAGCTGGAGCGGGAGCTGGAGCAGGAGCGGGAGCAGGAGCTGGAGCGGGAGCTGGAGCTGGAGCAGGAGCGGGAGCAGGAGCGGGAGCTGGAGCAGGAGCTGGAGCAGGAGCGGGAGCAGGAGCTGGAGCTGGAGCAGGAGCGGGAGCAGGAGCGGGAGCTGGAGCTGGAGCAGGAGCGGGAGCAGGAGCGGGAGCAGGAGCTGGAGCTGGAGCAGGAGCGTTTAAATTAGTCTTATTAAAAAGAAAGAGAATATATGAAACTTGAAATTAGGGATGAACTTATCGGTGCAGTAGAGGTTGTGTTTTTCCTGTATTGTCTGGCTGTAAGGGAAAACATCCCAGCGGCAATTTTATTGGTCGGTATAGCGTTTCATTACTCTAAAAAGTTTTAGCCTTTTAAGTCTATTAAAAAGAAAGAGAATGTATGAATAAACAAGATTTTAAAAAGCTATTTGGCGAA